TCTTTTCATTTCAGTATCTCCTTTTATATTCTTATTTGAGCTCCATTTCTGAAAGTTGTTACAATATTTGTAGCCTCGTATGGTGATATGTTTTTATAGATTAGAAAGTTACGAAGTCTGTTGAATAAAGCTGTATTGCTTATTTTTACCTCTTCTTGTATCTCATCATAGCTATATCCTTTTGTTATTAGGTCTACTATGGTTTCATCAGGTAAATATAGAATCGAGGCTACTATATTTGCTTCATCTTCGAACGGTTGCAAATCTTTTGGATATTCACCTACTATCACATCGTTATTAAGTGACATAAATGTTCTGTTCATATCCCCTTGTAAATGACAATGAACGTGACTTAATTCATGCAATACAGTGAATATAATTCTTTCTAAATATCCCGAGGACTGATTTATCATTATTACGTACTTGTCTTTTTTTGGTATGATCATACCTGAACACTTGTTAATAAATTCCATATCGACTCCTTGAATTATGTTTGTGTTTAGTAATTTCCCAAAGTAGTCGTTTATTTTTGGTTGTATTCCAAATTCTGGATATTCTATGTCAAATAGAACAAATTTTATATTGTACTTTTTCCTAAAGTGATTTATTATGTGTTTGTATGTGATTAGTATTGGATCAAGTCCTATTTCTCCCAGTATTTCGTATGCTTTTTGTCGATATTGTAAATATCTGTCTTGGCTTACGATGCTGTATTCATGTTTTTTCATTAATCTCCTTTCCAACTATCTTCGTCATTTAGTAAAGCTTCTGCGACTGAAAATAATTTGTCTAGTGATTTGTTGAACTTTTCTTTTTGTGAATCGTTCATTCCGTCTGTTTGTTTCCTAAACATAGCGACTAACTGTTGCTCATATTGGTCTTCTTCTGGTTTTTCTCTACCTAGTAGGTAGTCGACTGATACGTTGAAGTAGTCGGCGACTTTTTGAACTTTGTCTATTCCTGGAGTTTGTCTACTCCATTTTCCAATTTGCCCATTAGATAAGTTTATTCTGCGCTCTAATTCTGATATAGTAATACCTTTTTGATTCGCTAATTGTTTTATCTTTAGGAGCATATCCATGGTTTTCACCTCGTTTCGAAAGCGCAACAAAAATACTTTATCTTTTTGGATAAAAAAACTGTTGACAATTATCCAAAAATATAATATACTTTAGTTAAGCTAGTTATTTAGCTAATAAACATTTTAATAAAAAGAACGTCGGCAAACGTTAGTAATACTAAGGATATAGTTTTATTTATTTGTCTATTTAGCTATGCTTAAATTTTAGCATATTGGATAAAAAAAGTCAATGTATTATCCAATAATTTTATCCAAAAATCTAAAGGAGGTGGAAGTATGTCAGAGGAGTTTTACAGAGAGGTAAAATATAAATTAGAACTTAAAAAGAAAACAATAACTTGGCTTTCTAACATGGTTGGTATTTCTGTTCCCTATACAATCGATATTTTAAAAGGAAAGAGATCACCAAAAGAAAGAATTGAAAAAATTGAATACATTTTAAAAGCCGAGGGAATAATTTAGAAAGGAGGAGTGGGGATGGAGATAAAGAAAATTATATTTCTAGATGATACTTATTTTGAAGATTGTATTTTATCTAATGACATTCCAAAAGAAATAGCCGAAGTATCAGGTAGTTTTGTGAAGTTAACCTTTGATAAATCGACTATTAAATATGTAAATTTGGATTACATACAACTAATTATACCTAAGAATTTAAAAGTTATTTCTTCTTAGACGTCTTAGTTTGTGATAAAGCACTACCTGCTACTGATTTAGAAATGTATTCTCTAGAAAAAGTTGTCGAAAGAAACAGGAATTTTTGAACAAACATTATACTCAATGTTTAATGGCAACACTTCTAGTCCTCAGTTAGATAACGCTGTTAAGATAGCTAAGGTATTAGACATTGATTTAAATAAATTAAAGGAAGGTGATTAAAATGATATTCAACATATCTGAACAAGATGAAGCTTACGAAAAGTTTTTAGCTGAACGAAAGTTTTGGGTTTACAAAGATGAATTATTTCAAAAAATTAAGATAACCAACTATATGTTGAAAAAAATTGAACCTGAGATTATGAAGCTAGAAAATTCTTATGATTTAATTCGTATTGTGAATGATCGTTTAAAAAAATATCATTATGGAAGAATCGAGATGTTTTTACATATATATAACGATTCTCAAAAGAAAGGAGCGTAACATGGATAAACTAAGAAAAAGAAAATTCAATACATATTATTGGACGTGCGTTGTTGTTGCGGTTTGTATGCTAATAGTCAGCAATATCGAGTGGGAAAGGATTTTGGCAGGGCTTATGGGTTCAATATTTATTCCGTTTTACGGATTAGATGAACGTGGCCAATATGCATTTCCAGACAATGAAGAAGATATAGAAGGAGAATAAAATGAGAGGATTTGAACTTGTAAAAGGATATGATGGTAAATTACCTGTAATTGCAAATGTTGGTGATGGTGGTGCTGATTTCTACACTGCAGAAAGAGTAGTCTTGAGACCTGGAACAATTAACAACTTGATTCCAACTGGAGTTAAAGCTTATATGAATGATGGTGAGGTGTTACTGTTATTCGCTAGATCTAGTATGGCAAAGAAATACGGACTGCGAATGAGTAATAGTGTTGCGGTTATTGATAAAGGATTTTACAACAATAAGAGTAACGAGGGACATATAACTTTTCTATATGACAACATCACAGATAAAGAAGTGATCATAGAGAAACATACAAGAATAGGTCAAGGAATATTTATGCAGTTTTTACCGATTGACAACATCGAAGTACTGTCACAAGAAAGAACTGGTGGATATGGTAGTAGTGGCAACAAATAATATAAAAAATAGCCGTTTAAAACAACGACTACTTACAAAAATTTACAACTTTAAAATAACACATTTAGGAGGAAAAATCAAGTGACAAAAGATAATATTAACCCTAATCACTATAGAGTAGGGAATTTTGAAACAATAGATTTAATTCAAGAGGTAGTAAAAGACTTTGGCAGCGTGTGTCAAGCTAATATCTTGAAATATGGAATTAGAGCAAATAAGAAACACGATGAACCGCAGGACGACATCAAGAAGATAATAAGATACTGTGAGTTTTGGTTAAATGATTTAGAAGGGTTAAAAGCAAGTGAAAAACGTTCTGAAAAGATAGCAGTATTTGATAAGTTAAATGATTTATTAAACGAACAAGAGAAAGAGTTTTTAAAAGATAAAAAAGTCGAATGTGTTTTTCTGAATGGAACAAAAATCGCAGCAGAAGCTTTTGAAAAATTAGTTGAAAACATAAATAAACAAAGAGGTGTCCCTCATGGAGAATAAAAAATACTCAGAACAAATAGAGGAATTAAGATTTGTAAGCAATAAAATATCTGATATTCTTGATTGCAACAATTTCGATTCATTAGAACGAAGAAGATTAAGAGATGCTCAAGATATTTTAGATAACAGAGTTTATGTATTGGAGGATTTTAAGAATGAGGAAGAATACTGGAGTTAATTTAACTCAAGCAATAAGAAATTATATTTACACTAATCCTGGATGCAATAAGTATGATTTAGTTAACGATTTAGGCTTTCCTTACTCAAAAATGAGAATGTCTATAAGTAAACTAAAAAATAATGGTGAAATTATAATCGAGGATGGAAAATATACAGCTTTGGAAAGCATTGCATTTTTGAAAGATTATAACCTTTCTTCAGAGGAGTTCTCAAGAAGAGGATATTTAAAGAAATTAGTTGATGTTGTAATAGTTAATATTCAAGAATGTACAGATCATAATATTAAAATTCAGTATATTCAAGAAGGTAGAAGATTATTAAAAGATTTAAAATAGGAGATCAAAAAATGAAATTAATAGTAAATGCAAATGTGTTAATCACGAATAAGGAGGATATCCTTTTAGTAGATGAAATTATAGCTAAATATGGAAATGAAGTTGAGAATGTTGCTGTTAATGTGGAGCCTTTTAAAGATTCTACTGCACAACAAACTCAAGTGCCAACTCAACAAACTGTTCAATCAGTGCCAGTACAAACTGCACCAACACAAACTGTTCAGCAAACAGTACCTGTTGCTGAAAAAACCTATACATTAGAAGACTTACAACGTGCATCAAGCACTTTAGTTCAAGCAGGAAAAATTCAACTCTTACAAGGCTTATTACAAGAGTTTAACTCATTAGCCCTTACAACATTACCTGTTGAACAATATGGAGCTTTCGCACTAAGACTAAGAGAATTAGGAGCGGCTATCTAATGACAGAAATTAATCACAAAGAAAGGGCTCATGCAAAGCTTAGTGCTAGTGGTGCCAGTAGATGGGCCACCTGTCCTGGTAGCGTGCAAATGGAAGAAGGTATTCCTGATAAGGAATCCATTTATGCACAGGAAGGAACGTTAGCTCATGAATTAAGTGAACTTAAATTAAAGCATTATTTAGATTCAAAAGGCTTTGGTAAGAGAAAGCTTAATGCAGCAGTTAAAAAGATAAAAGAAGATGAATTATATCAAGCTGAAATGGATGGATTTACTGATAATTATGTTGATTTTATAAAAGAAAAAGCTTTAAGCTTTCCATCTAAGCCTTATATAGAGATTGAAAAAAGAGTAGATTTTTCTAGTTGGGTTCCTGGTGGCTTTGGGACTTGTGACTGTATTTTAATTCACGGAACTACACTTTCTATTATCGACTTGAAATACGGAAAAGGTGTTCCTGTCTCAGCAGAGAATAATGAACAATTAATCTTATATGCACTTGGAGCTTACAATGCTTTTAGTCTAATCTACGATATTAAAAAGATTGAAATGAATATTGTACAGCCACGGTTAAATAATTATTCAAGTTGGGAAGTTGACCTAACTGAATTGTTATTATGGGGTGATTATTTCAACGTTCAATCAAGCAAGGCTTTAAGTGGAACAGGTGAATTAGTGCCATCAGCTAAGGCTTGTAAGTTCTGTAAGGCCCGTGATATTTGTTCGGTCAGGGCGGAGAATAATTTATCTCTTGAATCGGAAATACACTTGAATCCTAATGAAATTCCTAGAGATAAGTTATTCGAATATATTTCACGAGGTGAAGACATAGCGAAGTGGGTTAACGATTTAAAAGCCTATGCCTTGAATCTATGCTTAAGTGGTGAAGATGTTAAGGGACTAAAAGCAGTAGCTGGTAGAACTTCACGCTCTTGGACTAATCAGGATGAAGCTCTTAAGAAATTAATTGACGGCGGTATTGATGAAGCAATAATCTTTGATAAAGTACCGTTGACTTTGGCCAAACTAGAAAAGGCCCTTGGAAAAGAACAATTTAATAATTTAGTAGGTGATATGGTTGTAACAAGTACAGGAAAGCCTACTTTAGTATTTGAAAATGATAAAAGACCTGCGATTACTGACACAGTAAAAGCAACAAGTATATTTAAACCAATAAATTAAAACAGAAATTAAGGAGATTTTAAAATTATGACAAATGAAACAACAGCAGTAGTACAAAACGTGAGATTAAGTTATGTAAATGTATTTAAACCTTTCTCAAATAATCCAGATTTACCACCAAAATATAGCACTACAATTTTATTACCGAAAAGCGATTTAAATAGTAAGCAAAGATTAGATGCAGCAATTCAAGCTGCGGCTCAAAAAGGATTAAATGAGAAATGGAACGGTGTAATGCCTCCTGTAGTTGCTAATCCTATCCATGATGGTGATGGTGTGAAGCAAGATGGAACACCTTTCGGAGATGAATGTAAAGGTTGTTGGGTTTTCACTGCCAGTGCAAATGCTGACAGACAACCTCAAATTGTAGATCAAAATGTTCAACCTATCTTAAATCAGTCTGAAATTTACTCAGGAGTTTATGCGAACGTAGCTATTAATGTATTTCCTTATATGCACACAGGGAAAAAAGGTGTAGGGTTCGGACTAACTCACCTTCAAAAAGTTAGAGATGGTGAAGTTTTAGGTGGTGCTCCTGTGTCTGCAGATAAAGTATTTAGTGCATTAGGAGGTGCATCAAATCCTAATCCGTTCCCTAATCCTCAACAAACTACACCTAAATATCAACAACCAACTCAACAAGGTTCAATTGGAATAGATCCATTAACAGGACTTCCTCTTTAATATTAATAAATTACTAAGGGGGGTTAGCCTCCCTAAATTTTTAGGAGGACTATATGCAACATTTAAGTATTGATATTGAAACACGAAGCAGTGTGAATATTTCTAAATGTGGGGCTTACAAATATGCTCAATCTGAAGACTTTGAGATTTTGCTATTCTCTTACAAACTTAATGATTCGGAAGTTAAATTGGTAGATATAAAACAAGGTGAGAAAATTCCAGATGATATCGTTGCTTTATTAAATAATCCTGACTGCATTAAGCATGCATATAATGCAGCTTTTGAATGGTACTGTTTAAATAGAGCTGGATATGAAACTAATATATCTCAGTGGAGGTGCACTATGATGCACGCTACTTATTTAGGATTACCTGCTGGATTAGGAATGACTGGTAAGGCAATAGGTATTGCTGAAGATAAGAAAAAACTGACAACTGGAAGCAGATTAATTCAGTATTTCTCAGTACCTTGCAAACCTACTAAAACTAACGGAGGTAGGACTTGGAATGATCCGCATCATGATTTAGAGAAGTGGAAACTATACTGTGAGTATAATATTCAAGACGTAGAAGCAGAGTATGAAATTTATCAATATATAAAAGCTTTTGAAGTTCCATCAAAAGAACAGAAGCTTTGGGAAATGGATATTCTGATGAACGCTAACGGAGTAATGGTGGATAGAGCATTAGTTAATGGAGTGCTTTCTATCGATTCTGAAAGTACTAATAATTTAACTGAGGAAGCTTTTAAAATTACTGAGCTTGAAAATCCAAATAGTGTTAGTCAACTTAAAACTTGGGTTGAAAATCAATTAGGAGAAGATCTTGATGGATTAACAAAAGAAGTTATTTCTGATTTATTATCAAGAGATAATTTACCGTTGAAAGTTAAAAGAGTTTTAGAGATAAGGCAGCAGTTAGGAAAAACTAGCGTCAGTAAATATTCAGCAATGGAAAATGCAATGTGTAGTGATGATAGAGTTCGTGGGCTGTTGCAATTCTACGGGGCAAATAGGACTGGTCGTTGGGCAGGTAGATTAGTGCAGGTTCAAAACTTACCTAGAAACTACATTGATACTTTAGATACCGCAAGAAATTTTGCAAAAGCAGGTAATTATGAAGCTTTGAAACTTCTATATGGTAATGTGCCTGACACTCTAAGCCAACTAGTAAGGACAGCATTTATTGCTAGTAAAGATAAATTTATAATAAGTGATTTCAGTGCTATTGAAGCACGTGT